CTTCTCGCTGGTGAACAGGTAGTGCTCGCTCATTCCAATGGACGTTCCGGCACGTTCCGCCAGCAGGAACAGTTCGCCATATCCGGCCACGATGTTGTCGTCAGGAATGAAGTCCAGCTCCACGATGTCGCCGCCGATCACAGGCATGGTGTTGCCGACGCCCGACACGATCACGCCCGCAGCGTTGAAGCTCAGCGCCTCGGCCAGCAGCTTCGTGTGGGTCTTCTCGTTCATGGCCCAGAACTTGCCGCCCGCGCCGTACTTGTTGCTCGCGTTTCCGAAGATCTTCAGCAGGTTCTGGAAGAGCGCGATGCCGGTGCTGTTAGCGGCGGTGATCTTCTGGATATTGGTGGTGTGCAGGTCGACCCAGGGACGGGCGGTCGCCGGATAGCTCGCGGGCGCTTCGGTCTGCGCCAGCCGGGTCACGATGCCCAGAGGCATCTTGGTGCCGACGCCGTAGAGGATCGCCTTGTCCAGGGCGATGGCGATGGCGCGGGCCAGCGCGAACATCACCTGGCTGACCAGGTTCACGTTGTTATCCTCCAGCAGAGCATTGCAGACGGGGATGTAGCCGCCCACCTTGTAGCCGTCGACCTCGACGTCGTTGAACGCCAGTGTCAGCTCGTTCAGGTTGGCACACATCTCAGTCCAGACTGCCTCCGGGATGGTGCCCATGACGTCCTCGCGGGCGGTGCCGCCGATGCTCTGCAGGTTCACATACTTCAGCAGCTTGCTGTCAGCCTCGACCTGCTCCCGAATCATCGGCAGCATGATCTCAGGGATCAGCAGATCGCCGCCGGTCACGGCCCGCTTCTCACGGCCCAGCTGACGGACGCGGCTGGCGAATTCCTGCACGTCCTGCCGGGCGAACATGGCATCTCTCTGCTGGGTGGTTCCAAACATTCTCAGTGCATTGCGCATTTTTCTTACGCTCCTTTCATTTCTCGCGGCTGCGGGAACTTCCGCAACCTGGCTCTCTTCCGCAGCGGCCCGCGCGCCTTCCGCGCCGCCTTCGGTTCCGGCATCCGCCGGTTCGGTGTTCTGCTGGGCCTCGGTCTCCTGCAGCTCACCCTCCAGCTGGGCGATCTCGCTCTCCAGCTGATCCGCATTCTGCTGGGCCTCATCCCGCTCCTGCTCGAAAGCGGTGATCTCTTCTTCCACAGCAGTCCGCTGTTCTTCGGTCTCGACCTCTCCGATGGCCGTCTCCAGCTCCGTCTCCCGCGTGGCGAATCCCGCCAGCTTTGTCCGAAGCTCCTCCAGCTCTTTCTTCTTCAGGTCGATGCGTCTCCGCAGCATCAGTGCCTTCAGTGCCATTTCTTTTCCTCCTGTCTTCTCTGCGTCCGTCCGGATCAGATCCACGGTGGCCCCGTTCAGCTGCTAACCCAGCACAGCCGTCCGGATCCGCCCGTCCCTGATCAGCCTTCGGCCCCGTCCTTTTTCCCGGAAAGCCTGCGCCTTGCGCCTTCCTTCCAGTCCTCCAGCCGGTTCCGGTTCAGCTCTTCCTTCTGGGCCTGCCGGGCGCTCACATTGGTGTCCTCATAGGCCGGGAAAGTGCAGACGCTCACCTCGTGCAGCTCGACTTCCATGATTCGCCAGTGAATGCTTCCATCGTCCCGGAATTCGGTTTCCTCGCTCACGATGTTAAAGCCGAAGCTGCACTGATCCACATCGCCCCGCTTCACGCGCTCGTAGAGGTTCATGGCGTCCTGATCGTTCGGATTGATCTCGACGTCTCCCCACAGTCCGTGCTCGTCCACTCGAAGCTCCAGCGTGTGTGCCTTTGTGCGCCCCAAAACCAGCGTGCTGTCATGGTTGGTCAGCGCCCTGATGTCCCCGCCCAGGGTATTATCGAAAGCGTGCCGGTCGACGCTCTCCGTCATGCCCGGCCCGATTTCATACAAACCGTCGAATACGGAGAAGTACCCGCAGATATGCGGTCTATCGTTCTCCTCGCGGGTCTCAAACCGTGTCCCGGTCGCCCGCACCTGCCTGTCCGTTCCGTCCCTCATGATCATTTCGACCCCTCCGTCCATTTAAATTCGCTCCCGCATTCTGCGCACCAGCCCTGCCCGTAGAAGGCATCCGTCCGGCAGACAGGGCAGGTGTAGTCGTCGTAGTTTCTCCCGCGCGAGCTTTTCCGCAGGAGAATCGGCCTCACGGTCTTCTGCTTCATCAGCAGCTCGATCGCGTCCTTCACCACTCGCTCCTGGCCAACTACGCAGCCGGTCTTCCATTCCTTCCCAGGATGCTCGTTATACGGGCACGTCTTGCAGTCCACCTTTGCGTTCCGGATCCCGACGCACGGCAGGATCCTGATCACGTCTTCCCGGCTATTCTTCATCCGTCCGCTCCTGTTCCGGGTGCTCCCGTGCCAGGCAGTCCGGAGCCATGTCCGTCAGCATGGCCCGGCCCTTCATCAGGCACCACCGCTGGCACGCGCAGAGCTTCCCATTTGCCCGGCACCAGATCCGCATTTCGGAATCATACCGCGCCTCCGGGCACTCCAGCTTGATCTTCATGCTGTCCTCCGGTCATTCTCCCGGCTCCGTCTCCTCCGTCGTTCCGCACCACCTGCGCGGAATGCACTCCGCCAGCTGCTTCCGGCACGCCTCGCAGGCCCAGCCAAGGAAATCCGTCATGGCCAGAATTCTCAGCTCCTGCCCGTGCGCTCCGCAGATCTCGCAGGTGCCGATCCTCTCGGCCAGTCCGTTCCTCCCGATGGAATCATTTTCCGCGCTCATCCGATCACCCTCGGCCCGTCACTCGTCCTGAATGAGCTTCTTCTGCTTCCCGCTGTCGTCGTAGGGGATGTAGTTTTCCAGAATCTTGTACTCCGTCAGTCCGGCGGGCGGCATGTGCATCCTGTCGCGCCATTCGTCACCGCAGACATACCCGCGATCCGCACCCGCCAGCAGAATGTCGCTGACGCTCTTCAGGTCGTAGTCCATCAGCGACCACAGGTTCAGCTCCAGATACCACTTCGGGCTGATGATCAGCGCCCTGGTCATTTCCTGCTGGATCTCCAGGGCGATGGGCCGGATCTTCGTCTGCACAAAGTTGTTCCACTCTTCGCGCTTGAACTCACCCACGCCCAACAGGAAAGCGGGCACGCCGATCACGCTGGCCACCGTGCGCTTGTCGATCTCTACCGTGTCCTTAATGGCCAGGTCGGCCAGCGTCAGTGGCCTGACCTGCTCCACGGAAAAAGCCTCGCTGGGAATCATCCACGGATCCCCTGGGTGCGCCGGTTTCACGTATCCCTCCAGCAGCTTCTCCCGCCCCTCCGGGCTGGCGAATTCTTCCGTCAGGCCGTCCACCTTGACGATGATCGAAGGCTTCCATTCACTCCGCATGAAGGCGTTTTCCGTCTTCTGCGCCTGACGTAGGTTGTTCGCCACGTCCTTCAGCGTCACGGTGATGCCCCGGCCCTTCCACAGGTAGTTTGGATCCGGGTTGTAAACAAAGTGCATCACCTCGCTGGGATCATGCGGGATGCTGTCGATCAGGATCTGGTAGTCCCGATAGCTCCCAGGCTTCGGCAGGAAGCTCACCCGGTGGGCGCTGATGGGTTCCAGGTCGCCCAGGATCCCGCCCTCAGTATGCGGAACCACGACGCTGTTCCCGCCGCCGTGCAGCAGCATGTTGCTGACGATGGCGGTCATCCACTTCATGCGCGTCATGTTCCGGCACGGCTCGATATCAATCTTCCGGCTCAACTCGTTAATGATCCGCTCGTCGCCCTTGTCCGTGTTGCTCATCAGCCGGATGGTCATGCTGCCGATCAGCTCCGCGATCCGCAGAACCGCCGTCTGGATCTCCGGACAGTCGCACAGCCGCACGTAACCAGGGCAGTCCAGCTCCCCGCTGCCCAGGAAGAACGCGATATGCGCCGGGTCGCTCAGCGTGATGTTCTCCCGCGTCTGTGTCCTTCTTCCAGGCCGCTGGCCCCACCAGCTCCGCAGCCGCTCCATCCGTCCCGTATCTTTCACCGCTCGTTCCTCCCGTTTCTTTCCGTCCCGCTCTCCGAACCCCCGCCGCCTGTCCGGGTCGCCGTTGGCCGTCCGGCTCCCTCGGCCTTTGTGCTGTGCAGATCTCAGCTGCCAGCAGACGCCGCTCTCGCAGCCATCCCGCCCGCTTCGCCTCCTGCCTGCAACTGTGCCGTTCAATCCTGGCCGTTATTCCTCGTCTCTGTCACCGGCAGCTGCGCCGCTCCTGTCGCCTGTGCCGAACCAGCTGGATGCCCGACCGCCTTTCTCCAGGCACTCCAGCATCCGAACGGTCGCAAACACATCTGCGTCGAAAACGTCGATGCGCCGCTCCGGCTGCACCTTTTCGTACTGGATCATGTCGTCGGTCTTCTCGATGGCCTTCACATTCTGCACGCAGTATTCATAAGGCTCCGCGCCCAGATAGTACAGGTTGTCGTTCTTCGCCTGCTTCTCGATGTGGCGGAATCCTTCGCTCTTTTTGTAGAAATACTGTGGCTGATCCACGATGGTGAACCCGGCCTTCTTCATGCCGATGAAGTATTCCCGGCAGAACTTCCGGTCGTGGCCCACCTGGGCGATCCGGAATCCCATCCGCTTCATGGAAATAAACCACGCCACCACCCGGTCGTGGTCGTTGGTCGGCGCGTTGCACATCTCCAGCCACCCGTCGTCCTTCCATCCGAACAACGGGATGTTGTCTTTGTCGGCCTTCTCCGTCGCCGCCGTGATAGGGAACCAGCAGTGAGGGATAACGATGTCGATCCCCTTATACTGCCCATGAAGGCTTGCCGCCGTCAGGTCATGCAGCTTGGAAAGGTCGGCCCCGCCGTACCACTTCACCGGCAGCTTGGCCAGGATCCGGAGCTTCTCCTGCAGCGGTGCGTTCTCCGGAATCCCCAGCTTCTCTTCGGCTCGCCGGTTCGACCGCCGGAACTCGTCGATGTTGAAGTAGCTCTTCATGGACGCCACAAACACGTTCATCTTCTTG